GCTGGAGGTAACTATAAGGGTGGCACATATAATACATCTTGGTATAATGCTAGTGCTAATACAAGAGTTAATTCTGATATGCCTAATGTTGCAGGAACTACTGATGGTGACTTTAGACTTACTGGTGTTCAATTAGAACCAGGTGATGTTTGCACTTCGTATGATACTGAAGATTGGAATGCTAATTTATCTAGATGTCAAAGATATTATGAGAAGTCTTATGAATGGAATACAGCACCAGGTACTAGTACTCTTAATGGTGCTACAATGGTAAGATATGGTGGTGGTGATGTTACTAACTGGCCAGGTATTAGGATGGATTATAGAACACCAAAGAGAGCAGCAGGTACTGTTACATTCTATAGTTTGAATGGTACTTCTGGTGCTGTATCTGATTGTGGTAATGGTATGTCACATAGTTCAAATAAAACCGTTAATCAGCTTCAAGGCAAATCTAATAATGGGGTTGCTGGTTGTTCTGTGGACACTGCTTTCGATGAGGTTTGCGGATTCCAATGGACTTGTGATGCTGAATTCTAAATAGGAGGAAAAAACAATGGCATTATCTTATCAATACGTTTATGATGTAGGAATTGGAACAAATTCCACTAAAGATGTTATAAGAAGAGACCCTGGTGTTGATGGCAGGGAATGGGGTCATATGTCTATAGAAAATACAAATGATTCTTGTTTTATAGAATATAAAGCATGGTTGGACGCTGGAAATACTCCTACAGCAGCAGATATTCCCGCTAATACATAGAACACATTAAGAAGTGTCACAAATAACCCATTCAGTCTAACTGGATGGGTTATAATACGTATAGTTTAATAAAAAATATGAGTAAAGACATGACCAGCAAGGAGAAATTACTCTTCATTGCTTCATTTGTCTGGGCTATGCATTGGGGTGTGAGAGTTGCCTTTGCAACTATTACCACACTTGAATTGAGATACTTTTGATGCTTCTTACATACATCACTGGAAAGAGGCATAGAAAGACCTGTGAGAGGGTTCTAAGGTGGTTTAAGGGTGAATATCTACCTAGACATCATTTAGATATTTCTGTCATACATAGGAGTCTAAAAGAGGATGGTGTAGTTGGGTGGTGTATGGTGGAAGGTAGTACATCTAGACCTAGATCATTCTTGATTGAAATAGATTCTCAACTTAAAGGAAAAGATTATCCTAAAACTCTTTTACATGAATTATGGCATGTGTATCAACATGTAAAGGGAAAACCCCAATGTGAGGAGGAAGCATATAAGATGGAGAATATTCTCCTGAATAATTATCTTTCTTTAACATAAAATTATCCTGAAAATCTCCAAAAGCATAACTAGCTTTGTCTGGTTTAGTCAAGGAGTACTCGTTATTACTTAAAGACATTATTATGACCTTGACTAAAACACAATTTGTCTGTGTTCAACCTAAAACCACATATGCACTTGAGAAGTTTGATAGTTATATGAATAAGTTACATTCTTGTAGAGTAGTCATAGATAAAGAACAAACTTATGTTCTTGCTTCCATCACAAATAAATATTCTTTTGAGATGGGTAAAGAGTATGATGAGCATTGGGAGATTATCAAATGAAGTATGAAGACATTGCTGCTGCATTACAGGAAGAAGAGAAATTAGATGCAGAATTGGGTAAAATAGGTGAAGGTGTGGATGAACAATTAAAATCTAAGAGAATAAGGCATGGTGGAGATTTAGATGCCTTAGATGGTGTACTTTGATACAGAATGTTGAGGAACTATAAAGACATCATTAAGAGTGGGTGAATTTTTATAGATAATGTTAGAATACCCTAACAGACCTTAAAAAAACAATGATTAATTTAGACGAACGATACCATTCTTACCTAAAAGGAGATAAGAAATTGGTAATAGATGGTGCAAAGGAAAAGGTAACTGCCTATGGATGGCACTGTGATGGAAATGATATACAGGGATATTATCTAACAACAGAAAATTACAAATTATACTATAACATGAATGAGCAATTTATGAAGATGGAAGCATTGAGAACATTAGCAGAAGTTTAAATAAAATTATTCTATTTCTTGACAAAATTATCTTATTTCATTATACTGTTTGAGTATTCTATTTGAATTATGAATCTATACATTGTGGATCATTTTATTCCATTTCCTCAGTCAGAATATGGAGGAGTGTGGAATGTTTTAGCATCAAATGATGAGGAATGTTTTGATTTAATTACTGATGCTGATGATAATCAATTTCCAGAATATTATGGTAAATTGAGGAGTAACATTACCAATTCCGCTAAATATACAGTGGTAGGCAATGTAGAACCAAAAGTTGTCACCTCATTCTTAACTTAAAGAGTCATGACCAATGATATTAGTTTGGTCCCCTCTCTTCAGAATCATGTAAAAAAATTAGAAGAGACAGTAGACCAGAAGAACAAAGAGATAAGCAATTTAAAAACTTTAATAGACCTAATGCAACAGACCATTGAGCGGGAAAAGTAAAAACGTGAGTTGGTAAATTTTTTATAATTCTAATAATATTATCCTATTTTATTTTTTATTAAATAGGAGTAAACATTACTTTTTTATGATCTATGTATGAACCAGAAGTTGATGACTATGTTGTATGGGATCAAGGAGAATATGGAAAACATGAAGGGTGGGTTTATTTTAAAGGTGATAAAGTAGATAATGAATTAAGAATTAAATATGGGTGGAATCCAGCACCAAGATATATTACAATAGAAACTGGTGTTAGACCTAAACCTCAATGTGAATATTCTAAAAATGATCCTCACAAATATATTCATACATTAGTATTATGTTATGATAGTAATTGGCATGAATTAAAGTTTATAAAGAAAAGAAATACTAGAGAGATACAGCATTGGTCACAGTATGATGATGTGGCAGGTGTTGAGGAAGATAGGTTAGCGAAAATGTATAAATCTCAAGAAGGTAGACCACTTGACATTCAGTAAATAATAAATTAATATAATAATTAATATTATAGGAGATAAATTATGAAGTTTCCAGATTTTTTATCTGACAGAGATGGTGAGAAATATCTCAAAGTTTATAAGGAGAATGTTGATACTTATTTGGAAGCATTTAGTTATGTTAGAGAGAAACTTCCTAATGAAGATTTAGATGTAGTGTATAAAATAACTAATGAAATTATTATAGAGACAAATTATGATTTCGCACAAATCTATCCAGAGTATAAAACTGTTGCAGATTTAGGTGATAATGTATATCAATTAGATAACTTTAGAACAAATGTCTAAAATAGATACACAAGGCATGAGTCTTCCTGTTAATCCTAATGAAAAGGAATGGAAGATACAACCACATAAACCTTGGGAGATTACACCAAGAAGATGTCACACTCCTCAAATGGTTAAGGAGTTAAAGATACTTATTAATGAAGTATTAGATGAGAGAGAACATAAGAAGAGATTAGCAGGTGCTTATGATAACGTGGAACCATTACCACCATCATATTTTGATACAGAACATTTTAAGCATCTTATTGATGACCTGAGCCACCATATGAAGATTGGAGTCAATGAGTACACATAATTATAAGAACCCTTCCAAGACACAAGACCTTGGACACGTTGAAGCACAAGTAACCAAGGGTAAAAAGTATTATGATGAGCAGGGATGGGAAATTTCCCCACCCATCAGTGATAGAGAATGTATCTATCGTTGCTTAGAGAATTGTGAGATGCTTGCTGGACTTGATAAGAAACAAGTACAACGGTTGATGAAGGACTTTGAGACTATGAAGACAGAGTTTGTACGCAACGAGGAGTATCCAGTATTATGAAACCAGAAGACATAGAACTACGTAGTACATCTCAACAGTTTGAGTATGAGAAGATGTCAAGAGACATTGATAAATGTGATGATGTTGAAGTTCTCAAAGAAATGTGTAAATTTCTAGTTAAACTAGAGATGAAAACGAGAGAGAACTATAGTATAATACTACAGGACACCTTACCAGACATATCTAAAAATGGAATTAACTGAAGAAAATGTGATGAAGGTTCTCGAAGACCTTATACCATACATCGAGGCAGATGGTGGGTGGTTAGAGTTCGTAGAGATAGAAGAAGAAACAAACATAGTTAAAGTAAGATTGGGTGGTGCATGTTCTACATGTGCTATGAGTGCTATGACATTGAAGCAAGGTATAGAATCCAAGTTATGCCATGAGATCCCAGATTGTTATGGAGTGATTCAAGTATTATGAAATGGATAAAAGGTTATGAGGATACAAATTCAAATCCTGTATATAAACATTGCTATGATCCTGACAAGTGGGAAGTAAAATCTAATAGGTTAATTATGACATGCTATGGAGATGGTGGTGCAATAGATATTAGACTTATGGATACTGATAAGGATTTACAACATCAAATAAACATTACTGTTGATGACGGTAAACTAAAGGCAATAGTATCGGAGCAAACTAAATGAGACTAGGAATTATGTGTTCTGGCAACGGAACCAACTTCGAGAACATAATTACAAATCCTAACTGCAATAAACATGAAGTAGTATTGATGATACACAATACAAAGAAGTGTGGTGCTATTGCAAGAGCAGCAAAATGGGGAATACCTCATTGTAGGGTTGCCCATAAAGATGAAGATCAGATGATAAAACTTTTTGAGGCATATCGTGTGGATCTTATAATTCTAGCAGGTTATATGAGAGTATTAAAGAATCCATCTGCATTTCATTGCCCTATCATTAACGTACATCCATCGTTACTACCAAAGTATAAGGGATTACACGCTGTTGAGCAAGCAATGAAGTCAGGTGATAGTGTCACTGGATGTACTGTCCACTATGTGAATGAAGAGTTAGATGGTGGAGAGATAATAATGCAAGGTGAGGTTCCTATAATGCCTGACGATGATGTAGAATCATTAACAAAAGCGATACAACGCAAAGAGTATGCTATACTACCAACAGTTATTGACTCATTAGGATAAATAATTTTACCTATAAGGTGCATTTATGCTATCCACTCAATACCGTTTAAGGTTGGAAGGAATATGTAAAGATATTGCTTCAGGGACAGAAGTTAGTCTATCAGATATGATCTGGGCAGACAAACTTGCAAAAGCAAACACAGCAGCAAGAGGTATGCTCAATACTGCTAGAAGGATGACTACAAATCCTAATGAGTCTTTTCTGAATAACTTGAATATTGGAGACCCCGATTCAAGTAATCACCGTAGGGGTTTCGGAGATCCACAAGATGTTGTGGATTGGTTTCACCAAGAAAGATCTGATGACTGGAGGCAACGTGACTAAAAGAGAACAATTAGAACTAACAGACATACTCTGTAGAATGATTTCAACTGATGGAAAGGTTGAATTAAATGAGAGAATATGGATGAATAAAATGTGTAAAGGTAATGACAAAGCAAGAGAACTTGCAGGTGCTATGTTATGTCCTGACACTATGGGTGAGGATGTAAGTTACAAGTAGGTATTAATTCGTAGGCATAAATTTTTGTAAAATGTATCAGGAAATACAGACACTTTATGTCTAAATAATTGGGAGAATTAGAGGTAACAAGATGACCTGAACATTCTTCATTATGGTCTATTAATTGTCGTTCAAGGAGTTTTTTATGCACAACTTAATATCTTACAATCAGTTATCGGGATCAGAACAAACATTTGATCCACATAGCGATTTACTAGCAGAATACTACGAGTGCTTAATTGACTGCGAAGACACAGCATCAACTTGTAAACGTATCTGTAAGGAGGTTTTAGTTTAGTTAAACTGTAAACTTATTCTAGGATAATATGTTAATTCATTCACATCCACCTTAAAGTAAACCTTATTCAAAACCAAATATTAAGAAAACCCTTGACAAATACTGTCAGGGGTTTTATAATGTCTAGGAATATAATCATACTATGAATATTGCATACCTAGATATGAATAATCCACTCAGTCCAGTTAAGAATGTAAGAGAAGTTTATAGTAGATTCTTACAAAGAATAATAACTGAGGTTGAAGTTCAGTTTAAAGATGAGG